ACGCCAAGCCTGGACACCAGGGATGCCGGCAACCGCGCCCAGCTGGTGGTCAACGTCGGCGCAATCACCACCACGGCACCAGCGCTTCAAATGGAGGGCAGCGACGACAACGGCGCCAGCTGGTACGCAATCGGCACCCCGCTCACCGCTGTGGCCAGCTCCACCGTGCAGCTGACGGTGCAGGACATCAACGCAGCACTGATGCGCGTCAGGGTGAGCACCGCCGGCTCAGGCGTCACCGCTGGCTACGTGATGATCAAGGCACACGACTGATGAGCGCACCGATTCGCAGCAACACTCGCGCAGCCTGGACGGCAGGGAATCCAATCCTGCTGGCTGGTGAGTTTGGCCGCGAATCAGACACCGCCAACATCAAGATCGGCAATGGCAGCCAGCGATGGAACGACCTGCCGTATTACGGCTGTCCGGGATATTGGGGCAGCTTCTGGGATTCCACGTCGCAGTATGTAGCGACGATTAACACGCCAACTGCGATCTTCCTGCGATCTGGCGATCTTGCCAGTTACGGTGTTGCGATTGCGTCAAACAACCGCATTACGGTGCTGTATCCCGGCATCTACAGCATCACGTTCTCGATCCAATTCAGCAACAACGATTCGCAGATCCATGATGCCAACGTCTGGCTGCGCAAGAATGACAGCGGCACGCCTGGCGATGTGGCCAACTCGGATAGTCGCTTCAGCATCATCTCAAGTCATGGCGGCGTACATGGCAACGTGATCGGCACTGTCAACTTCGTGATGGAGCTGGCAGCTAATGACTACATCGAACTGATGTGGGCTGCGACCAACCTCAACGTCTACATTCACGCCGAGAGTGCCGGCGCATCGAATCCTGCCATCCCTGGCATTATCTGCACAGTCACCCAAGTTGCCAGTGCCTAAGTCATGACAACACGCCGCGAAAGCATCCTGGCCGCCATTGCATCATCGCTGGCTGGCACGACAGGTGTCAGCACGCGCATCTACCGCAGCAGGGTGGAGCCGATCACACGTGGCGAGTCGCCAGCCATTGTGGTTGAGCCGATCTCAGATCAGGCCGTGATCAGCAACAGCCATTGCAAGACTGATTGGACGCTGACGGTGCGTGTGGCGATCATCGTGCGTGGCGCCATACCGGATCAGGCAGCTGATCCGATTGCCGAGAGCATGCACGCCAAGATCATGGCAGACCAATCAGTAGGTGGCTATGCCATGGCCATCGAGCCGCGCGGCGTGCAGTTTGACATGATCAGCGCAGACCAGCCTGGCGGTGTGATCGCTTGCGACTATGAGGTGAGGTACAGGACTGGCCTTGCAAGCTTGGTAAGCTAGTGATGGCAAAACCTAGACTATCCGTGAGCAACAAAAAGCTCCCGCCACTGCCATCTGCCGGCGGCACTTATGTGCTGAACGACAAAGGCACCGAATGGACATTGCACCAGCAAACCTCCGACCCGCTGATTCCTGCGACCGATGGCACTGACACGCAACCGCCTGCTGCTGGCGAAATCTGAATCGAGCTATGGCGTGGTGCCGTCACCGGCGCCAGCCGGTACTGATGCGGTACTGATCAGCAATCTTGAAGTGTCACCGCTCCAGCTTGAGCTGAAGGACCGGGAGCTGGTGCAGGGCTACTTGGGCAACACAGCGCAGGTGGTGGGACAGACCAGCGTCGGCGTGAACTTCAGCGTGGAGCTGGCAGGCAGCGGCACTGCAGGCACTGCGCCGCGCTGGGGCTCACTGATGAAGGCATGTGGGTTCTCGGAGACTGTTGTCACCAGTACCAGCGTGACCTATGCGCCGGTGAGCAGCAGCTTCAGCAGCGTGGCGCTGGACTTCAGGAACGATGGCATCAAGCACCTGATCTTGGGCGTGCGCGGCAATGTGGCGATTGAAATGAGTGCCGGTGAAATTCCTAAGTTGAATTTTACTTTCATGGGGATATATGGGGCGCCAACCGCTACAGCAAATCCGGCAACAACATTTACCAATCAATCAACGCCGGTCGCAGTCAATGCCGACAACACCACCAGCGTTAGCGTGCATAGCTACTCCGCGTGCATGAATGCGTTCAGCCTTGATATGGCGAACAATATGGTGTTCCGCCAGTTGGCAGGTTGCACAAAGCAAGTCATGATTACGGATCGCGCGCCAAGCGGCTCGATCACGGTTGAACTTCCTGCGCTTGGCACAAAGGATTTTTATACCATCGCAGCTGCGCAGACTGCTGGCGCGATCAGCTTCCAGCATGGCCAAACCGCTGGCAACATTGCCACATTCACGGCCAGCAACTGCGCATTTGATTCACCAACGCTGGAAGACGGTGATGGCATTCAGCACATTGTGCTGCCATTCCGTCCGCTGCCCACGAGCAGCGGCAACGATGAAGTTTCCATTGCACTGACCTGATGGGTTTCATCCTTGAGCAAACGCCGACCTTCTCCTGGCCGATCACGATTCGGGAGCAGGTAGACAACGGCCGCTACCGCACGCATACGTTTGAGGCAGTCTTCAAGCGGCTGCCGCAGAGCAGGCTGGAGGATCTTGCAATCAACTTCCAGCAGCTGCGCCATGCCGTCAAAAACGACGACCTGATTGATCGGATCCCTACTAGGGAGATTGCCAGCGAAATCCTGGTGGGTTGGAGCGGCATCTTTGAGGCCGACAACACCACGCAGATCCCGTACTCAGAGGAGACCAAGGCGCAGCTGCTGGAGGTGGCCACTGTTGCTGAGATGTTGGTGCAGACCTACATCGAAAGCGTGGAGAAGGCCAAGGCAAAAAACTGACCGGCGCCGTGGATCACCTATTCCGCGGCGAGAAGGCAAACGATGACCTGCTGACTGACGCGGCAGAGTATGGCATCGAGCTGCCAGAGACTATGTTTGCGCCGCAGCATTTCAAGCTGTGGCCTGAACATGCTGAGGTGGTCGATCTGTTCCTGCGCTGCATGACGCAGTGGCGCCCTACCAGCAATGGCGTGATTGGCCTGGATTATGGAGTGGTGCTGCAGCTTGCTAGCCTGTATAAGATCAGCGACCCGGCCGCAGTGCTGGAGGATTTGCAGGTGATGGAACTGCACGCCAGGGCGCAGATCAATAAGCAGTTGGAGAAGCGCTGATGGCCGTGATGGAAGCGCTGCTGAAGATCAAGGCATCGGTTGATGGCGAAGGTGCTGTGACGGCACTCGCCAAGGGCATGGGTGGCTTGAAGAAAGGTGCAGAGGATGCCAGCAGCGGCCTCGGTGGAATGCTCAAGAGCGCCGGCGGCCTGAGCGGCGCGCTGGGCAGCCTGGTGCCATTGGTGAGCGGCGTTGGCCTGGCGGCCATGGCCAAAGGTGCCATTGATGCAGCGGACAATCTGAATGACCTGTCGCAGAAGACAGGCGTCAGCGTTGAGAGCTTGAGTCAATGGCAGCAAGCGGCTGAAGCAGGAGGGACAACTATTGATGTCGTTGTGAAGGCAATGACAAACCTGTCTCGTGGGATGGTCGCGGCTGCCGGTGCAACTGATGAGTATGGGCAAACAGCTGAGCAGGCGCTGCAGGATGCAACGCAGGCAGTAGAAGATGGCGAGGATCGCCAGGTTCAGGCTGTCCAGGATGCTGCCGACAAGCGGCTGGCGGCACTTGAAAAGGAATCAGACGATCGACTGCGAGAAATCAACAAGCGATACAAAGCAGAAGCAAGGCTGCTGGGTGATTCGTTTGATGATCAATCAAGACAGGAAGCCAATGCGGCAAAAGACAGACAGCAGCAGGAGGAACGCGCAATCAAGCGTTCATTTGATGCGCGTGCCAAGGCAATCAAGGATGATAAGTATCTGACTGACCAGCAGAAGGAAGCAAAGCTGCAAGCATTGCGCGACGAAGAAGACAATGTTTTGAAGGCGTTGGACCGTGGCTACCAGCAGCAGCAGACGCAACGCACGCGGCAGTTTCGTGATGCGCAGCAGCAACAGGAAGATGCGCTTGAAGAGCGCAAGCGTGCCGAAGAAGAACAGATCAAGACCCGAATCAATACAGAGAAGAACCTGACTAAGGAGCACGCTGATAGCCAGGTGAAGCTGATCAAGCAATCAAGCAAAGAGCAGATCGAGTCCTTGAAGGAACTGGCTGAAGGGCCAAAGGGTGTAGCCGCAGCATTAAAAGAGCTTGGCATCAGCTCAGTGGATGCTGCAGGCAAGCTAAGAGATCCAAGCGATGTGATGAAAGACATTGCCGACAAGCTAAACGCAATGCCAGATGGAGCGGAAAAGACAGATCTGGCATTTCGGCTGATGAAAAAATCAGGCGGCGAAATGATACCCGTGTTAAATGGCGGCAGGGAGTCTATTGAGAAGTTTATTCCTACGATAACAACAAAGTTCGCCAAGCTTGCCGATCAGTTCAACGATAAAACAGTTGAGCTGATGGCCAACATGATGCAAATCAGCGTGAAGCTTGGCACTGCATTGATGCCAGTGCTCAACACGATCACTGATCTGGTTATCCGACTGGCCACTGGTTTCAGCAGCTTGCCGGATTGGATGCAAGGCACCATCGCAGCCGTTGGCGGCCTGGTGATCGCGCTCGGGCCGTTGGTGCAGATCCTTAGTGGTGCAATGGTCGTTATCAAAGGGATTGCAGCGTTGCAGCTTGGCGCCACCATCGCCAGCTGGGCAGCGGCGCTTGGCCCCGCGATGGGCGTCATCAGCGCTGCATTCTCAGGCCTACTGGCCTTCCTGAGCGGCACCGTGCTGCCAGCGCTGCTGGCGTTCTTCTCTGGCCCTGTCGGCTGGACGGTGCTGGCCGTGGCGGCGGTGGTGGCGATGGCCATTGCATTCCGCGAGCCGCTGGGCAAGTTCATTACCTGGCTTGGCAGCGTCTTCAAAAAAGGATGGGATGGCTTTGTGAGCAACATTCTGGAGAAGCCAGTCAAGGCGTATTTCAAGTGGTGGCGCAGCAACTGGGAATCAGCGGTGAAGTTCGTGACTGGATTGTTTTCAGGTATTGCCAAAGCATTGAAGGCGCCATTGGATGGCATCGTCAGTATTCTCAGGAATACACTGCGGCTGGCCTTCCGAAATCTCGAGAACGCATTTAATGCTTTTGTTCTTCGGTATAACAACCTCGTCGCCAATCTGAAAAAGTCACCATTCGGTGGGATTCTTGGCCTGATTCCTACTATTCCATTGCTGAACATTCCCAAGTTTGCTCAGGGTGGCTTGGTTACGAAACCCACTATCGCAATGGTGGGTGAAGGGGGCCAGAATGAATTTATCCTGCCAGAGTCAAAGCTGAAAGATTTTGCACAGCTCAACGCTGAGCTTTCGTGGCAAAAGCTTCTCAACAGCGCCTGGTTGCGCAGCCTGCAACCATCCACAGGAAGCGACATTGCTCGGGAAAGCTTTAAGCGACTAGAGGAACAAATCACCAATCTCGGCTTAACCGGCAGTGCTCCCAATAAAAACCTGCTAGTCGGCAATGAACCAACGCAACTTGCTATTCATCAGACCAATACGTTTGACGTTGACCCAATAATTCAGATTACTACTGGCCCCGTGATTCAATTTGATAACCAGAGGTTTGTCACGCTTGATGAGTTTGAAGCTGGCCTGCGGACGGCAGTGCGTTCTGTATTTGACAGCCTGCGCAATCCGGCGACGCGGATTCAGTTGGGGCTGTCCTAATGGCACGCGCGCAGGCCCAGTACCTTCGGATTTACTCAGCCGCTGGTGTCACCATCAACCGCTGGCAGAGCTACTACAGCAAGGCCGTGTTGCTCAATGGTGATCTCTGGCTCAGCGTTGCATTCACGGCGCAGGGCTTTACAGAAGGCGCAAGCGGCGTTGAATCTGACATCAGCATCACAGCGCCAGCGACCGGCATTGTGGTGGCGGCATTTGAAGCAGCACTTCAGAATGCCTACCTAGTGGATCTGACCACCTACCAGTTCGATGCGCTCAACGGCAACGATGTCCCGCAGACAGGGCAGGAGTTGATCGCGTCATACACCGGTCAGGTGGTGGGCGGCAGCGGCAGCCTGACCAGTCTTGAGATGACCCTGGGCGCACCGGTCGCCGCTGTTGGCGCTCAGGTGCCACCACGCACGCTGACCAGCGCGATCATGGGCACTGGGTTCCGGCCATGACGCTTAGCACTCCATCAGCCGCGCCTACCGGTGGCGGCAAAGCGCTTGACATTCCCTTCTTTGCGCAGGACCTGAACCCAGCGCCGGTCATGAGCATTCAGACCGGCATCGTGCCACCACCTGCCACGTCGCCACCGGCGGCGGTGACCAGGCCGCTGGATGTGGCACAGAAAGCCGCCAGCCTGGGTGATGTGGTGCCGATCGTCTTCTGCCGCCAGGTAGCCGGTGTTGGCGGTGTGTTGATCAGCCCCAGCGCTACTGAAGCGCGATTTGTGAACAGCGCTACCAATCAAGTCACAGCGTTCTACTTGCTGGTCTTGGGCGAGGGATTGATGGATTCGATCCCGGTGCGTGATGTGTTCTCCGGCGGTTGCCGCCATGGCAGCCACACCCAAACCTTCAACCGTCGCGCCGGGGACTGGATCCCAGAGAATGCCATTGTGCAACGCAGTGGCTACACGCTGCCAAACTGCCCGCAGAACTGCGGCAGCATTGGCAGCTACCCAGGCATCTCAACGCTTAGCTTTTCGCGGCAGGTGGCTGATGGCTCGACGCTGTGGGACCGGCAGGTGCATCTGTTCATCCGCGGCGGCATGTATGTGCAGCGGTTAATAGATCAGGCCTTTGGCCCCAGCGATAACTTCGCAGACCTGACCAACTGGCTGCTTGCCAACATCGGCGGATTGAATGCCAACCTGATCGATACAGCAGGACTGACCACGGTCGCGCGATTCCTCGGCGCCAATGGTTTGAAGTGTGACTGCGTGCTGAAGGAAAGCATCAACTACGAGGAGCTGATCACCAAGTGGGCGCCTTACTTCCTGGTGCGTGCCAGCCGCGTGCAAGGCAAACGTGGTTTGAAGCCGCTGGTGCCAACGCTGCTGGATGGTTCAGTCAACACCACCAGCTCAGTGGCGGTGTATCAG